AAATAAGGCTTACTTAGGGAGTTCTTTAGTTTATGACAACTCTGGCGGTGGAGCTTTTGACTCTGACGCACAAGCTTTCATTAATGCTATTGGTACTTTAGATGCAAATCAACAAAATGCTATTAATAACTTAGTTTTAGGTTTTAAAGCTAGTGGAAGCTGGTCTCAAAGGCAAGCTATATATCCAATGATAGGAGGTAGTTATAATTCTCATAAATTTAATTTAAAAGACCCTAGGGATTTAGACGTTGCTTTTAGATTACAAGAGATAGGAGGTACTACTACGCATAGTAATTTAGGTATTGTCGGGCAAGGTGGCAGAGCTTTTAATACTTTTTATATACCTTCTATTAATGGAATTACAGATAGTACGCATTTAGAATTTTACGCTCAAACTACTGAAAATGGGAATAATCAGGCGGAAATGGGGCGGAGTACTAGCGTTAGTGGTACTACGGCGAGAATGCAATTAGAAGCTAGCTGGGCGGGAAACTCTCTACAATTTGACAGTTATCATTTTGCTGGTGGTAGGGGGACGGCTTCTAGTGGGGGTGATGCAAGAGGTTTATCATCAGGTACAAGAAACGGCTTTAATGATATAAGAGTTTTTAAAAACGGAGTGCAAGTAGGTTTTTCAGCTACAGATAGAGCTGGAGTTCCTCCTAACCAATCTTTATATTTAATGGCGGTAGCTAACTCAACAGATAGCATTACAAATACGTCTTTGAAAACTTGTTCGTTTTCTTCTATTGGTCTAGCCTTAACACCTAGTCAAGTAACACAAGACTATACAACTATACAAAATTATCAAACCGCTTTAGGTAGGGCAGTATAATGAAAATATAACAAAAAAACATCAAAATAGTTTTTAAACAAAACAATATTAACTAAAACAATAAATTTATGAAAAATTCGAGTGTTTTAACTCAAATAAAGGTATTGCTTGGAATGGTTAGTCTAGAGTCTATGAAGTTAGAAGACGGACAAACTATTGTAGAGGCTGAGTCTTTTACTGAGGGAAACGAGGTTTTTGTAGTAAACGGAGAAGAGAAAGTTCCGTTACCTAAAGGAGAGTATAGCTTAGAAGACGGCAAAATACTAGAAGTTAGCGAGCAAGGTCTTATCGTTTCTATAAAAGAAAAAGAAGAGGCTCCAGCTGAGGTAGAGGCTCCAGCTGAGGTAGAGGCTCCAGCTGAGGTAGAGGCTTCTACAGAGGCACCTTCACAAGCTCCTAAAAAAATAATTGAAACCGTTACTAAAGAAACTCACTTATCTGAAGTAAAAAGGTTAGAGGATATTATAGCTCAAAAAGAGGCTAAAATAGTAGAGCTTTCTGAGGTGAAAGAGATTGAAGTAGTAGAGCTTTCTGAGGAGACTCCCGCTTTAATTCATACCCCAGAAGGGAATGTTAAAAAGGAAAATTTATTATTCAAAACAAAGCATATCGGAGGGACCACTAAAGACAGAGTTTTCGCTTCATTATTTAACTAAAAACAACTAAAAAAAACAATAAACAATGGCAACATCAGTAAATATTACTACAAGTTACGGCGGAGAATTTCAAGGAAAATTTATCTCGACGGCTCTTTTTTCGGGAGTAACCTTAGCAAATGAGGGGATTTCTGTTAAGCAAAATATCAAACATAGAGAAGTTATTAAAAAACTAGTAAGTGGCTCTTTATTAGCTAACTCTACTTGCGACTTTACGGCTTCAAGTTCACTAACTCAGACAGAGAGATATTTAACTCCTAAAGAGATTCAAGTAAATCTAGAAATTTGTAAGTCAGATTTTCAGAGTGATTACGACGCTATCGCTATGGGTATGACGTCTCACGATAATTTAGCACCTTCTTTTGCTGACTTTTTAATGGCTCACGTAGTTTCTAAAGTAGCCGAAGAGATTGAGGTTTCAATTTGGCAAGGAGATAAAACTCAAGGAGGGGAATTTGACGGGCTTATTACTTTAGCTATTGCTGACGCTGACGTTATTGACGTAACTGGTACTGCTTCATCTATTACAGACGCTAACGTTGTGGCTGAATTAAGAAAAGCAACTAATTTAGTACCTGAGAGACTTTACGGTTCAGAGGATTTAACTATGTATGTATCTAATAACGTAGCAAGAGCTTATGTTCAAAGTTTAGGCGGTTTTGGTGCTAATGGTTTAGGGGGTAACGGTATTAATGGACTGGGTCAAACTTGGAGAACTAACGGACAGTTAACTTTTGACGGAGTTAAAATGTTTGTTGCACAAGGTTTACCAGCTAATACTGTGTTAATCGCTGAAAAAGAAAACATTTATTTTGGTTGCTCATTAATGTCAGACCAAAACGACGCTCGAGTTATTGATATGGCAGAAACTGACGGAAGTAAAAACGTTAGAATTATTTTAAGAATGAACGCCGACACAAATTACGGTATAGGCTCGGAAATAGTTTTATATCGTCCGAACATCGCATAATTTAACTGAAAAAATAACATAGAAAAGCCTCTTATTAATTTAGGAGGTAATTCTTACAAAAAAATATATATATATGGCTTGTGATTTAACGGCGGGACGTAAAGACGAATGCTTAGACAATGTAGGTGGTATTAAAGCTATCTACTTTGGAAACTATAGCGGTACTCTTTTCGCAGACGCAACTATAACAGATGAGGTTATAACGGCTTTAGCTAGTGCTGAGACTGTTTATAAATACGAACTAAAAGGGGTTAACGGATATGATGAGGAGAACGTAAAAGGAAACTCAACGTCTAGTTATAACCAAACGGGGACTTTGTTCTTAAAGAAACAAAACGCAACGTCTCAAAAGGAACTAAAACTTTTGTCTTACGGCAGACCTTTTGCTATTGTTGAAACAAATAACGGACTTTTTAGAATAGCTGGTGTTGAGAATGGTCTTAGTGTAACAGTTAACAACTCTACGGGAACATCTTTAGAAGAGGATAGCGGATACAGTATTACTTTCTCTGGCTCTGAGAGATACCCAGCTCCGTATGTTGATGCTAGTTTAATGGGTAGCGTTGGCGGTTTTACAGTAGTAGAGGGGACTAACTAATTTTTTTCTAAATTTAATAATTAAGACCTTTCTTAACGGATAGGTCTTTTTTTTGTTTTTATATTATGAATATAATAAATTCAAATAACCAAATAAACCGTATTTTTTTAACGCCAAATATAACTAATATTGACGATGTTACTAAGTTAGATTTTACTAATGAGGCGACGGGAGATATTTTAGAGTATATAGGGGACTTTGGCATAAGTTCACATTATTTTTATTGTGATTTAAACTTAAATAACATAGGGTTACAAGACGATTCTTACTATATTTTAAGAGCTTTTAACGTTGATAAAATTGTTTATATAGGAAAAGTATTTGTCTCAAAATATAATGGCTTAGAGAGTAGCTTATCAAACGGATTTACTGAAAACGTATCCGATAATAATTTTATAACACTAGACTAATGAATAAAAAACAAGGGTACACGGGGCATATTTTAGAGCTTTCAGCTTACACTTCCCCCGAAATAATAGAAGACAAAAGACTAGAGTTTGTTTCTTACGGCTCAGACAATAACTATTTTAAATATTTAGTTGACTGTTACGTTAATTCTACAACAAATAACGCCACTATAAACTCTATTGTATCGATGATTTACGGTAAAGGTTTAGATGCTACTGACTCTAATAAAAAGCCAAACCAATACGCTCAATTAAAATCGATAATAAACCCTAAAGATTTAAAGAAAATTATTACAGACAGAAAAATGCTAGGCATAGCATCTATGCAAATACAATATAAAAATAAAAAAGTTTCTAAAATAACTCATTTTCCAATAAAAACGCTTAGACCTCAGAAAATTTCAGAGGAAGGATATATAAAACAATGGTATTATCATAACGATTGGTCTACACATAAAAAGACGGACGAATTAAAACCTATTAAAGTTTTTGGAGAAACTAACCAGACTAATACTGAGGTTTTTATATTAAGACCTTACGTATCTGGTTTTGAGTATTTTCCACCCGTAGACTACCAAGGTTCTTTACCTTATAGTTTTTTAGAGAATGAAATTTCAGACTATTTAATAAACGATACTATTAACGGGTTTTCTGGTACTAAAGTTGTTAATTTCAACAACGGAATTCCTACGGAGGAGATTCAAAGACAAATAAAAAACGATGTTTTAGGTAAGCTTACAGGAGCCAGAGGTAATAGAGTCATACTTGGGTTTAATAAAACAGAGGCTAACAAGATAACTGTCGAGGATATTCCTTTAAACAATGCCCCAGAGCATTACCAATATTTGT